CAGCCTTTTATGATGGATGGAGAGAAAAAGTTTGTGTTGCTTATGCACGTATGGCAGGCATACGATTTGAGAAACTCTGTAAGTAACAATGACTGGATAGATATTCACAAAAACACTGATGGCAAAGACAGTATGATATACAAAAATTCACTTGGTGAATTTAACGGTATTATCCTTCACAAACACAGAAACGTAATCCGTTACAATGATTATGGAAGTGGAGGAGCAACCACAGCAGCTCGTGCATTGCTTCTTGGAGCACAGTCTGGAATGATAGCTTGGGGTGGTGGAGTAAAAGGTGTAGGAAGGTATTCATGGAATGAAGAGACAGATGACAGAGGTAATGCTCTTGTAATAACTGCCGGTGCTATTTATGGAGTTAAGAAATCTGAATACAATAGCAAGAACTTTGGTGTAATTGCAGTAGACACATACTGTGATGACCCTAACAGTTAAGGAGGAGTAATATGGCAACAGCATATTACACAGATGCATATAATGATAATGTAATGCCAGACAGCAATGTACCGGCTGGGGTAGTACTGTCACAGTTTACTACATTCGTTGGAGTAACTGGCAATCATGGTGCTGGGGATACATTCTATATGCTCAGAATACCAAAAAATGCAGTATTGCTGGATGTTGATTTACAGTTCCCTGCAATAGGTGGAACAGGTACAGTGTCCATCGGGACATCTGCCGGAGCAACATCTGTGGTTAATGCAGCATCGGTTGTTGGAGCTGGAAGAATAAGTTTGTGTGGAGGGTTTCAGGGGACAACTCTTGTAAGTTCTGCACTTATAAGTACAATAGGTCTTGGATACAAGTTTACAGCAGCAGATTATTTTTATCTGACATTTGCCAATAACTATCTTGCCGCTGATGCAGTTCTAAGATTCGCCATTAAATACTACATGGATTGTGGTATAGACATGGCTTATGATCCGGGTTAAGTAAGAATGGGGGGATCATTCCCCCCGTTTTATTGTAAGGAGGAATTATTATGGCTACAGAATATTTTACAGATGCATATTTAGACAACATTGCACCTGATGGCAACATACCGGCTGGTGCTGTTCTTGCATCTTTTACAACTTTTGTTGGTGTTACAGGAGGTCACGAACTTGGAGATACTTTTTATATGCTTCGTATTCCTAAGAACGCTGTGTTGTTAGATGTTATGTTTGAATGGCCAGCAATATCTGGTGGTACTGTTACAATAGGTACATCTGGTGGAGCAGCTACTATTGTTAATGGCGCAGCTGTTACAGATGCAGGACGATTATCTCTTGCTGGTGGTTTTCAGGGAACTACAATAATAAGTTCCACATTGATTGGGACTATAGGTGTTGGTTATAAGTTTACATCAGCCGACTACATCTATTTAACATTTGCATCTGCATATCCGGCAGCAGACGATGTTCTAAGACTCGCTGTTATGTACTACATAGATTGTGGAATGGATATGGCATACGATCCGGGCTAATGCATTAGCATAAACGGTCAACGGGGAGATAAACCGCAGAGTCCTCCCCGACCATCTTAAGGAGGATAAGAAGATGGCACTATTAAAAGGAATACCGAATTGGAGAAGTAGTAAATCAACAGACAACGTAGTTAATTGTCTCACAGTGGGACTGTATGACCATGATGGCGCAGTAATGGGGTCTGGTAAATCAGCTGCTCCAAAAACATCATCTACAGCAAGTAAAAAGTTTTTATCATTTTACTTCCAGAACTCAGCAACATCGGGAACATCTGTAGGGGACTATGTAAAACTTACAGTAAGCGGAATAGCTGGTAGTGGTGTAGCTGGAAGATATTTTACTTATTCTAATGTTGCCGCTGCATTATTGGTTGGTGCTCAGATTTCCAGCGAAACAGGTGCTGCTGGTACTGTGTCTGGTTTGTTAACGGGATGCAGGTCGCAGGTTCTGTTGGCAGATGATGCAACTGCTGCACCGGCAGGAACAATAGCAGGTGGACAATCAGAACTTTACTTCAATGGCGACAATTCATCGACGACAGATATTACAGAGGCAACAAGCCACTCTATACACAGATTTGTCCTTGATGGTGATACAACTGCAAGGGCAAAAGTGCAGAACGCATTTGAGTTTGTTAATGTACCAGTTGGTACAAGTACAGATACAGATCTTGTAAATACAACAGCCTTAACAGCGTCTCACAACATGAGAGTTATTATCAATGGAGATGTATACGGGATTTTGTTAGACAAGTATTAAACCCATGAGGGCGGGTAACACCGCCCTTTATTTTAGGAGCATGATGAGGAAGATAGATATAAGTAACTACAAAATTAAGGCAGATGATGGTAAAGAACAAGAGTACTCTGTAAGGGAATCGATGGCTAATATACTTTTTAATCCGGCGCTTAAACTTGACAGCGTGTCTCTTATACGAAACGATATACTTGCAAGAAAGATTCTTGACTGTGTTGATGATAATATATTATTGGAAGAAGTTGAATATAATGTTATTAAAGTGGCATGTAATGAAATAAGGGGATATGTTTATAGTGATGTTGAGTTTGTTAAAAGGATACTCAATGCACCAGAAGTAAAGGTGAAGGAGGCTACTTGATAATTAAATTTACAGGAAAATGGCTATCACTTGATCTTCCTGTTGGTAACAACATTTATCGTTTCAACTCAGAAGGAAGATATTTGTGTAAGATTAAAAGTGAAGATGAAGCATATTTCAGGAACATATTGTCTCAGGGAACAACCATGTATCAAGAAGTATCTGAGGAGCGCACAATAACAATCTTTGATGAAATAGAAGACACAGAAGGACAGACTGACTTAGGTACTATTAAGAAAGAATATCCACCATGGTCTGGGTTAAGGACATTACCAAAAGATGACCTGATCAAGGCAGCTAAGGAATATTACGATATAGATATTTCTCCTTCCCTTACCAATGAAGAGATAAAAACAATTATGAAGGCAGAGATGTCAAAGAAAGCGAGCATTAGATGACAACCTATGAGATAATACAAAAAGCTCGTGTTATTCTTGATAATGACCCAACCAATATGCACAGGTGGTCTGACAGTGAATTAACGTTCTATGCCAATCTTTCCGAACAAGAGGTGTGTAGAAGAGCCTTTCTCATTAAAGATGATAGTACAGACGAATATTGTACTGTGTCTCTTACATCTGATGACAATTCATATACTCTGAATGAAAAGGTAATTGAGGTATTAAGAGCAAGAATATCAACAGAAGATTTACCTATGACACACATGACACGTAGACAGATGGATGAAGAAATATCAACATGGGAATCTCCTTCGTCCACAACTGGAACACCACTCTATTTTATTACCTCTTACGGTACTGAACTAACTATTGTGCCAACGCCTGATGCATCTTATACGTTGTATCTGCAAGTTGTAAGATTCCCAAAATATGACATGGCTGTTCCTTATGTAGGAACAGGATTGGCATTTGATGCTACAGCAAAGACCATAACAAGGGCATCTGGTGGGTGGATGACAGATGGTTATGTAGCAGGAGCAAGTATCTATATATCTGGTTCATCCAACACAGGAAATAATGGCACTAAAACCATCTCTACAATTACTAACACAGTAATAACCACAAGCGAATCATTGACAGATGAAAGTGCTGGTACAGCGGTAACAGTATCATCTACACCAGAAATACCCTTAGCGTTTCATAATGATCTTGTTTATTATATGGCTCATTTAGCTTATTTGAAGAATGGAGATAATACATTCAACAAAGAACTATCTATGTTATATGAAAAAAAGTTTCAGGATATATTCGGTACTCGTCCAAATGCTACAGTGGAGAAAGCCAGAAGGACAACACCTTTGTTTGGTGGAATGATGGCAAAAAAATATTGGTTATAGGAGGTTGTTATGGCATTCCCAAGTCTTGCTGATATACGGTACAGAGTAAGAACTATCTTAAATGAGCTTACAGCCTCTTTATGGACTGATTCCTGTCTTAATAGATTAATAGACGATGCAAACAAAGATAGCGCAATCAAAGGAGCTTGTATAGTAAACACAGATACAATAACAACAGTAGCATCGTCAAGGTTTGTTCCAATCATGGGGTATCTTGTAAAAGCTGTTGAGTATCTTCCATCAACGGGTTCAAAATACGGTCTTGTCAAAATAACTCCGAACATGGTTGGACACGTAACACTAAACGGTAGTGCACCTCAATACTGGTATCAGTGGGGTAAGCAAATTGGAATTGAACCAGTACCAAATGCAGCGTACAATTTATCTGTGTCTGTAATAGACTTCCCTGCTGGTGAAATGACATCTGATGCAGACGAACCAGATGTACCTGCATCATTCCAAACAATCCTTGCATATTACACTGTTTATAAAGCACTATTGCGGTCTGGTAAATATTCCTCGTCTGCCATGATGTATAAGGAATACTTACATGCATTATCTGAAACAAAAAACACTTACGTAGATACAATACCCGATGGGTACTTGAATTTCCGTGTACCACCTC